GTATGCGGAGGGTGATCCTAACATCAGCCGTTCCGTCTTAACGACTTCCAAGGGGAATGAGGTTAAATACGGCGTTTCAGAAGGAGCGATGGGGTCAGGCGATCCCACAGGCGTGATGACATCAACACCCATTTCAATGGATATGCTGCAAAAGCAGAACAAGATCAAGACCGCTATTCAGGGTGCGATAGGACAAGTCGTGCCAGGAGTGGGAGGCGCGATTGCGAAACTGGGAATGGCTGAATCAAGTGCGGATCTGTTGCAGTCAGGAGCAGCCTATCAGGATTATAAACAAAAATTTTCAGCCGCACAGGCTGGCAAGAAGTTCACAAGCACGAGAAATGTTTTGGGAGTCCTGGGATTGACTGGACACAAGAAAAAAACACTGGGAGAATAAAGGAAAAATGATATGAAGGATGCGAAACAATTAGCGGATCAGTTCAGCAAGCTAAAATCAAAAAGAGCTAACTGGGAGAATCACTGGCAAGAGATTGCGGACTATTGTCTGCCGAGGCGAGCCGATGTGACGAAATCCAGGTCGGCTGGGGATAAGAGAACGACTTTCATCTTTGACGGCACGGCTCTCCACGCAGCGGAATTACTATCTTCCTCCCTACACGGAATGCTCACCAATGCGGCGACTCCGTGGTTCAGTATGCGGTTCAAGAATGAAATGCTGGCATCCGATGAAGAAAGCAGAGAATGGCTAGAAGCCTGTACGCAAACAATGTACATTGCTCTTGATCGGTCTAACTTCCAACAGGAAATTCATGAACTGTACACTGATCTGATCACCTTTGGAACGGCGTGCATGATGATCGAGGAGGATGACCAGAAGTTTTTAAGGTTTTCCACCAGGCACATCAAGGAAATTTATATTTCGGAGAGTGACAAGGGGATAGTCGACACAGTTCACAGGGAATTTAAGATGACCGCTAGAGCCGCCTTTCAGCGGTTCGGCGACAAGCTGTCAAAGAAAATAATAAAGATTGCGGAGGACAAGCCGTATGACGAGGTTACGCTCCATCATTGCGTTAAACCCAATGACAGGCAGAATCCGTATCGCATGGAAAACACATCCATGCCGTTCACTTCCATTTATTATGATCATGAGGATAAGAAAATAATATCCATTTCAGGATTTAACGAATTTCCGTTTGTCGTTCCCAGATGGTTGAAATCCAGCTCGGAGACGTACGGAAGATCTCCATCCATGACCGCGCTCCCTGACATTAAAATGTTAAATAAAATGTCGGAGACAACGATCAAGGCGGCGCAGAAAATGGTTGATCCGCCGCTCCTAGTACCTGATGACAGTTTCATTCTGCCAGTCAGGACCCAGCCAGGAGGATTGAATTATTACAGATCTGGTTCAAGGGATCGAATTGAACCGCTCAACATCGGTGCGAACACGCCAGTCGGACTGAACCTGGAGGATCAGAGGAGGGGGTCAATCAGACAGGCGTACTTCGTGGACCAGCTGCTGATGTCACAGGATGTCAGGATGACGGCGACCGAGGTTATGCAGAGGAATGAGGAAAAAATGCGATTGCTCGCACCAGTCCTGGGAAGGCTCCAGGCGGAGATGCTGCAACCGCTGATTACACGATGTTTCAATATATTATTAAGGAAGGAAATACTGCCTGTTCCACCAGTTACGCTTCAAGGTAGCACAGTAGACATAGAATATGTTTCCCCATTGGCTAGATCACAGCGGACTGGCGATGTTCAGGCGATATTGAGATCCTTGGAAATAATCACGCCACTCGCGCAGATGATGCCTGTGATGGATTATCTGGACTCCGACAAACTTGTCAAGCACATAACGGATGTGCTGGGGGTTCCGAGAAAAATTTTACGATCCGATCAGGAGGTTGCACAGATCAGGGAGGAGCAAGCTCAAGCGGCGCAGCAACAAGCTCAACTGGATCAGGCATCCCAGATGGCTGAAGCTGGTGGAAAAGCGGCTCCGCTGTTAAAGGAAGTGAATAATGCCTAATCAAGAGGAAATTTTAAAACAATCAAGAATTAAATACCAGGTTCTTTTCAATTCAAAGGAAGGACAGGATGTGATGGCGGATCTGGAGAACAGATGCGCTTATCACGTTTCAACTTTTTCCAAGGATGCCAATGAGATGGCTTTTTTGGAAGGACAGCGAGCAGTGTTGCTTTTCATTAAGTCAATGCTGAAACCAATACCAAAGGAGAAAAAATAAAATGGCTGAAGAACAGACAACTGCGGTGGAGCCGCAATCTGAACAAACAAGCGAGCAACCGAATTTTTTAGACACCTTGCCTGAAGATGTCAGGAATGAGGCATCCTTGGAAAACATCCAGGATGTCGGTCAGCTGGCGAAGGGATATGTGTCGGCGCAGCGAATGGTCGGCGCGGACAAGATCGCCATACCAGGAAAACACGCAACCGATGATGACTGGAAGGATGTTTACACGAAGCTGGGGGTTCCAACTTCCCCTGACAAGTATGACGTGAAATATTCTTTACAGGATGGAGCGAGTGAAACGCCAGTCAAGAATTTCATCGCCGAGGCGCATAAGCTGAATCTGCTCCCAAGCCAGGTGCAAGGAGTGCTGAATTACTACTCGCAGCTGGAACAGGGTGCGATGGACACGGCGAAAAAAGACTTGGAGCTGAACAAGGTTGAAAATGAAACAGTATTACGAAAGGAGTGGGGTTTGGCTTATGACAAGAAAATGAACCAGGCTAACTCTGTTTTTAAAAATTATTTTGCAAATGATTTGGCTGATGTCATGCTGAAGGATGGCACGCCGCTTGGCAATCATCCAGGCTTTGTTAAATCACTTGTAAGCATGGCGGAAAACTTCAGCGAGGACAGCATGGGAGGCGGTCAGGAGGAAGCTGGCGCGATGACACCGAATGAGGCGGAACGAGAAATCCAAAAGATCATGGGAGACAAGGATTCCCCTTACTGGCTAAAAAATCATCCTGAACACAAATCAGTTGTTGACGAAGTTTTTAAATTACGCAATATGCAACTTGGAGTTTCAACTGGGTAGTGCGAGAGCATCCAGTTTGACAATCTGAACAGAAGATCGGCTATCAGCCGCTAAATGAAGATTAACCTACATCGTAGATAATTACTCGACACATAACCTTTTCACTAAATGGAGGCAATTATGTCAAGTGAAATTACCACCGCTTTTGTACAGCAATATTCAAATAATGTACAACTGCTAGCGCAACAATTTGGTAGTCGTTTGCGTGAAGCTGTGGATGTGGAATCTGTGACTGGGAAGAACGCTTATTTTGATCAAGTCGGTATAACCGCTGCTCAAGTGAGATCTTCCAGGCACGCAGACACTCCGCAGATTGACACTCCCCATACAAGAAGAAGGGTATCATTGGCTGACTACGAATGGGCTGATCTCATAGACGATCAGGACAAAGTAAGAATGCTGATTGATCCTACTTCAACTTACGCCAAAGCGGCAGCAGCGGCGATGGGAAGATCAATCGATGACGTTATCATCACAGCGATGAATGCGACTGCTTATACAGGCGAAACTGGGGGTACATCCACCAGCTTGCCTAGCACTCAAAAATACGCAACATCAGATCAATCCACTGGATTGAACGTTGTAAAACTTTTGGATGCAAAAAAGAAGTTGGATCTCAAAGATGTGGATCCATCATTAAAAAGATATGTAGTGTGTGGAGCAACCCAAATAGAGGATTTGCTTAACACTACAGAGGTTAAGAACTCTGATTATAATACTGTGAAGGCTTTAGCGATGGGTCAAATTGATTCATTCCTTGGTTTCAAGTTTATTATGTCAAACAGGCTTAATCTTGACTCAACCTATACGGATGACAGGCTATGTTTCGCTTTCACCGAGGATGCAATCAAACTTGCCATTGGCAAGGATGTTAGTGCAAGAATAGATGAGAGAGCTGATAAATCATACAGCACTCAAGTTTATTATTCCATGAGCATTGGTGCTACTCGCATGGAAGAAGAAAAAGTAGTCCAAATTCCGTGCAACGAATAATAGGAGGATATAAATGGCTGTTACTACTCAGAAATCAACTGAATATACTAATCGTACTGCGACTCCTGTTACCAATAATAAGACTACGGAGGAACATGGTAAATTAAGAATCATGTTTTTCACTCACGACCAGGATGGTGCTGGGGATGCAAGTTCTTCAGTTGCTCTTGGCGAACTACCAGCTGGTAGAGTGAGAGTGTTATTAGCACTGTCAAGAGCCTATGTGAACTGGACAACAAGTTCAGCGACACTGGATCTTGGATGGGATGCGTACACGGCGCAAGACGGAACCACTACCTCGGCTGATCCTGAC